TATTGAGGTTAAGTAATGATCAATGAACACACTATTATTCTTGCTGTTCTTGGTTCTATTGGTGTGCTTGGTAGTGCAGTGATACTGCTACGTGCTAATCACATCACGTCCAAGTATTACAACAACAAATGAACTACCAACAAATAGAACATCTTACCAACACATACATAACAGATCATAACAAAGGTCTGTTAACAAGGACACAGCTACTCTACCTAGTCCATCGTCTTGATCGTATGTCGTCCTATGTCGAACGTTCACAGTCACGAAGCACACGGACCCACCATGATAGAGTATGAAGTCACCATGTCTAGCGGGGAAGTAGTCTACATCCTCGCCGCTGACCTAGAGGAGGCTGCATGGCTAGCCTTTGAAGCGTCCAAGGACATGAACACACAACTCAAGGATGTTATCCCTACCTATGTCAGACAAAACCAGCAAACGCAAGAAGTATTTCCCAAATAACCTACGTGTGTTGCGTCAAGCACCTTCTGAAATGTTCCCTTCAGTTACCTTTGAAGAGTTCATGGACTGGAGAGTAGGTGGTTGGGAATTACCTGATGGCATTGAATGTGTCATCCGTGCACGACACAAAGAAACATACAAAGTTAAGGAGTATGTCTACCAACTAGCTGAGTATGCTAGACGTAGAGTAGACAGGCTCATGGACTCTGGTGATTACGACATCACCATTGCCACGCACGACGCTGTGCACCACATCTACAACGAACCCTCCGAAGATTACTATTCCGATGATGATGAGTGATTCCACCTTTGACAAGCTTGTGGCTGATCTTGTACGTGAGATCAGCGATCATCCACACTGTGATGAATTACTTTCATTGATTATTGAACAACTCATTGATGATGAATGCGTATGATTACAGAGGCTGAGATTGAGCAGCAGTGGCAGCTAGAGCGTGATGCACTAGCACAAGGTGCCATGAAACTACGCAAACAAGAGGACAAAGCATTAGCACGTGAGTATGCTTCATCTCTTGTGACTTCTCAGTCATTCATGAGCATGTACTTACCTGCTGTATGTGAGACAATTGAGCGTACGATTAACGATCGCATTTGGAACAACGCTGGTGCATACTATGCTGAGATAGCTACTCACATCAAGGACATAGAACCACTAGCTTGTGCTGGTATCACACTGAAGGTTGTTTTCGACAAGGTGTTTAGCCTAGTTGAAGGTGCTAACAAGCTTGTCAACATACAGAAAGCAATCGGTACTGCTATTGAACAAGAGTGTCAGATACGCTTCTATGAGCGTGAGGCACCAGGCTTAATGCGTTACGTTGTGGAGAAGTACTGGCACTCTGCTGCTGGTACCCATCAACGCTACAAGGACGCACGGATCACGCTTGAGCGTAGTGGACATCATTGGAAGAAATGGCTACCATCCACACGTGTGAGGTTAGGTAACTGGCTGCTTGATTGTCTCATGCGTCAAGAACCTAACCTATTTGAAATCATTATCTTTAGTAATGGTAGAAAGAAAACTACTTATGTAATACCCACCGCTTACTTTGCCGATGCAAAGAATCAACTCTTCAAAGAGTTACAGGATAATGCATTCCTAACGTGGCCGATGCTGATCCCACCCAATGATTGGACTGAGGACACAGCTGGTGGGTATCTTTCAAATGAGGTAATGCAAGCCCACGACATGGTTCGGAGGGGGTCACCATTCATACAGGGGGAGACCACCTACCGTTTCCTGAACAAGATTCAGAAGACGGCATTCACCCTGAACAAGTTTGTTGTTGATGTCGCAAAACAACTAGAAGAACGTGGACGTACTGTTGGCAAGTTCATGCCAGAAACAGACATCCTTGATCTACCAAACAAACCACTTGACATTGACACGAACGAGGAAGCGAAGCTTGATTACAAACGCAAGCGCAGGGACGTAGAGAACCACAACCGTGTACACATACAAAAGTGTGTACGGACACGTATGACAATGGAATGTGTGCGTAGGTTTGAGGCCTACGATAAGTTCTATCTACCCTGGTCGTACGACTATCGTGGTAGGACATACCCTGTTGCATCATTCCTCACACCACAAGACACAGACTTTGGTAAGTCACTGCTACGTTTCTATGAAGAAAGCTTTGTAGATGAGACAGCAGTTGACTGGTTAAAGTTTCACGTTGCAACACAACGTGGTCTTGACAAAGCACCCATCAAAGAACGTATCAAGTGGACAGAAGACAACCACGAACTAATTACAAAGATTGCAACTGATCCTATTGGGTACGTTCATGAATGGGAGTGTGCAGATGAACCTTGGCAATTCCTAGCTGCTTGTGAGGAGTACTATGCTTGTGTCATTATGTGTGATCGTCATCACACTGGTCTGCCTATTGCTGTTGATGCGACCTGTTCTGGTCTGCAGATTCTGGCTGGTCTTGCTAGAGATTCGTCAACAGCTAGGCTCGTTAATGTCTTACCTAGTGACAGACCACAAGACGCATACAAAGTAATTGCTGAGGTTAGTAAGCCTAACATTCCTGAGTGTCTACATGATGTATGGGATCGTAAGTGTACGAAACGTACAGTCATGACCGTACCCTACAATGCTAAACCATTTAGCAACAGGGGTTACATCAAGGAAGCACTGGCTGAGAAGAACATTGAAGTTGACAAGGACACGCTAACTAAAGTTGTGTCTGCTGTTAGACAAGCTATGGATGAGGTCGTACCTGGTCCCATGGCTGTCATGAAATGGATTGAGTCTACTGTTGCTGAGCTTATTAAAGCTGGTGCAACAGAGATCAGCTGGACTACACCATCAGGCTTCACAGTCACGCAACGGCTGATGAAACCACAAGTAGAGAAGCTACAACTTAAACTACTAGGACGTGTAAAGAAAGTATCAGTTGCAGTTGGAGAGTCTTCTGAAGTAGATCTTCTACACCACAAGAACGCAACAGCACCTAACCTCATCCATTCTCTCGATGCAAGCTTACTCCACATTTCTGCGCTACGCTTCAACGCACCGCTGGCCCTCATACACGATTCGGTTTTATGTCGTGCTACTGACATGTCTATTCTGTCAGCAATCGTACGTGAAACTTACATGCACCTATTTGCGGAGCATGACTATCTAAACGAATGGGCCGAACAAGTCGGCGCAACCACCAAACCACCGATCATTGATGACCTTGAACCGGAATCAGTGATTGAATCTACTTATTTCTTTTGCTAATGGCACGCACCACCTTTATCACCCCTGAGCCTGTTGTTCTTGAAGGTTATCAGGCTGTACTTAAACCCAGCAAGTTTGGGTATTCATTGTCTGCTATTGTCGGTGACGACATTGTAGATAAACTGGATGCTGATCGTACTGAAACCCTTAAGTGGGCTGAGTCAAAACTTAAGAACCCAAAGCGATCTACTCTTAAGCCTGAGCCTTGGGAGGAAGTCGCTGAAGGTAAGTACAAAGTCAAGTTCTCCTGGAATGATGAGACTAAACCTCCTGTAGTAGACACAGAAGGCACCCCTGTCACTGACACCAACACTCCTGTTTATGCAGGATCTAAAGTCAAGCTGGCATTCTATCAAAAGCCTTACATCCTTAAGGATGGAGTCACATACGGTACCTCACTGAAGCTGCAAGGCATTCAGATTGTTACTGTTAATGGGTCAGCTGGTGTTGACACTGGTGATCTGGACGAAGCTCAAGTTGCTGAACTGTTTGGCAAGACAAACGGGTTTAAATCTGGTGATCCAAATGTCACAGTAAAAGAAGAAGTAATTGATGAGGATGATTTCTGATGTTGGAATTCAACGTAACTAAAAACCAAGAACTTGGTCTCTATGAAGGGACGCTCACCGTTGAGCTTCCCAAAATCACAGTCACGCGATACAAAGCGGACCGCTCTGACTTTAAGTATGAGATGCGTCGTGCTGTATCTGAAATTGTCGAAGAGATCGTAGAAAAAGCCATTGATGACTGATGGCTTATCGATCCAAGCTGGAAAAGCAAGTTGCTGATCTGCTTGGTGAGCTTTCTGTTGAGTTTAAATATGAAGCAGTAAAAGTTCCCTACGTCATCCAGCACAACTACACACCAGACTTCTGTCTTCCAAATGGTATTTGGCTGGAGACAAAGGGGTACTGGGATAGTAAGGACCGTAAGAAGATCTTAGAGGTTATCAAACAAAACCCTGACATTGATCTTCGTATGGTCTTTCAAGCACCTTTCAATACAATATCAAAGAAATCAAAAACCACATACGCACAGTGGTGCGATAAACATGGAATCAAATGGACTTCATGGTCAAGTATC